TGATGATGAATGGGGACTAGATCCTACAGGAAATTTTACTAGAAAAACAAAATTCAATTATAAATCGTGTAATAATATTACAATTGATACAGAAGAAATTTTACGTCAAGAACTAGAATTTGTTGAATGTGAAACTAACAATAAAATAGAAAAATTTAAACATGTGAATGAAAAATATATTGGATTAGAAATGTTGCATATTTTTATTCTTGATTTATTAGGTCATGATTCAGTAGCTGCTAAAATATTTATTACAAAATCAGATGTAGATTATCGTTATACAAAAACAGTTAGTGCTAAATCAAAAGGTCTTGCTTGGTTATGTGTTATTACAATGAATATATTCTTTGTTTATTACTCTATGATGCGCGGTTTAATACGCGGTAGAACTTGGCAATACGCGTATTTGGCAGGTTGTGTAGCTCAGTTACTATTTGAAATAGTAATAGCAGAAACGTTTGAAATCCTTTGGGTTCATTTTATAATTCCAAATTTAGTTTCAAGTGAAGTAAAACGTGCTTGGACAACAATAATGGATACGATAGATCGTTTGACTACAATAGAAATGACGAATGATGTATATTTAATAGATGCCCCACAATATTTATTTGTTTCAACAAAATTAGCGAATGTATTTCCATTATTACCGGAAAGTAGTATTATTTCTGCGTATCATAATCACTTACCAGGTGAGATAGGAAATAAATGGAGTATAGATAGGAAATCACTAATGGGTCTAGATGGTAGTAATACTAGTAATATATTATTAAGATTTTTAACATTTAATACAATTGTAACAATATTAAAATTTTTAGGCGCTTCTCCATTTATGTTTCAACGTATGATAATACGTGTAACATCCCCATTATTTACAGCAGCAACAGTATTTATTGGTATATATATATTACAAAATCCAATTTATATGGTCTTATTTGGACTGATATGTATAATGAGTGTGTCAAGAAGTTACTATAATTATCAGAAGGATGTTGTCGATATTAAAAGGATTAATATACTAAAAAAATCGTATATTGCTATTAAATAATTGATATAACACATTGTCATAAAATATATTATTTCTATAATATATATACAAATATAATGCAATCAAATTTATACAAAAATCAAATTATTATGTTTATTGTAATGGTATTCGTTGGTATATTCTTCAATCCAATGAACATATTAGCATATAGATTTACTGACTTATATATATCATTAACTCTATTTTATGGAGGGTTGTTAATGGCTTCCAATATGTTGTGGGCACATGAGATTGTGCATTATTTATCAATTGGTCATTTCAATATACGTGTTTTCTCTATCGGTATTATATTATCTATTGGTATATCAATATTTTTATTACAAAGACAGTTATTAGTAGATGATACTCAATGGTTAAAACGAATGATAGGTCACCATTCAACAGCATTAACTACATCTCATAATATTTACAAAAAAACAAAAAATGCAGATTTAAAACAATTAGCAAAGGAAATAATAAATACACAAGAAAAAGAAATTAAATTAATGAAATCTATGATATAGATAATGTTCTTTAAGTAGTTTTTTTAATATATATTAAGTTTCTTTAAGTAGTTTTTTTAATATATATTAAGTTTCTTTAAGTAGTTTTTTAATATATATTAAGGTTCTTTACCAAACATTTTTATTATAAATTGTCGTCCCAATTATCAAGGTCTTCATTTGGTAAAACAATTACAGAGTTGAGGTTCATGTTTTGTTTCATATCTTCATCTAATCCCATTTCTAAATTATGTTCTTTCGTATTCCAATCTTTTACACGTAATCTAGTATTATAATTAAGTTTTCTATGTTTAATATAGTATTCATTTCTAGTTTTTGAATCCATTATAATCTCATAATCAGTACATAAATTCTGTTTTTGTTCAATTAATGATTTATATCCCGATTCCATTTCTTCAACTACAAAATCCCATTCTTTTAATTTTTCTACTGGATCTTGATGTTCCCATAACTCTTTCCATGTCCATGGACCAAGAACATCCATTCTATATTCAATCTTATTATGCAACGTAGCGTATTTTTCACGTAAATTATGTATGCGTTCCTTTTGTTCGTCAAGTTTAAAATATTTAGATACAGATAGAATAAGAGATATATATGTAGATATAGTTATAGAAGCAATAGTTACAATAGAATTACTAGTATTAAAGTATTCTTTTGTTGCTTGTAAAAATCCAGATATAGTTGAGAAAAAAATAACAGATGTTTGAATTAGATTAATTTGTGTATTTAAATCATCATATTTAAGATCTAGTAGTCGTTTATTGTCTTTACTCTCTTTTAATATATATATATTATTACGTTTTAAAGCGCGTAATTGATTTTTGAATATAATATATTCTTTGTGATTATACCAAGATTCTTCGTCTTTGATAGTTTCGTCTTTGATAATTTCTTCTTTGATAATTTCTTCTTTGATAATTTCTTCTTTGATAGTTTCTTGATTTTTGATAGTTTCTTGATTTTTGATAGTTTCTTGATTTTTGAAAGTTTCTTGATTTTTGATAGTTTCTTGATTTTTGATAGTTTCTTGATTTTTGATAGTTTCTTCTTTGATAGTTTCTTCTTTGATAGTTTCTATATTTTTGATATCAATATTAGGAATTACGGTTTCTATATGAATAATTGGTATATTATTATTATTTATTTCTGTGTTTTCCAAATTATTGTTATCAATTTGATTATCATCAATTTGATTGTCATCAATATTAGGCGATTGTTCCATTATTAAATAAGTATAAAAAAAAAATATACATGGAACTAATATGAGTATAATTTATTAAATTCCTAAATATCATTGTATAAATCTCACATTGTATAAATCTCACATTGTATATTGCTTTAACACGGTTTGTGGTAATCGTGAACGTCCTATCACTCAAGATGTCCCCCCCCCCATTTTCCTTTACATTTTCTTTTTATTGTATTTCAAATATATGATAAAAAATAAAAATGAATTAAAATATAATATAATTATAACTAATATAAACTTAACATATGGAATTCTCAAAAGAACAACAATTAGCATTAGATAAATATATTCAAGGTAATAATATATTTATTACGGGTCCAGGAGGGACTGGTAAAACGTCATTAATAAAACATATTTATAAAGATGCGTGTAAAAAAGGATTAAATATACATGTATGTGCTTTAACAGGTTGTGCCGCAGTCTTATTAGAATGTAAAGCAAAAACAATTCATTCATGGGGAGGTATAGGTCTAGGAAATGGAACAATTCAACAATTAATAACAAAAATAAATAAAAATAAAATTTCAAGGTCAAATTGGAAAAATGCAAATACATTAATAATAGACGAAGTTTCTATGATGTCTCGTAAATTATTTGAGACATTAGATGCAATAGGAAAAATAATGCGTAAGAATCCAAAACCATTTGGTGGTATAAGATTATTATTTTCAGGAGATTTCTATCAATTACCTCCTGTTGGAAATGTGGATGAGATTGAAACAACAGAATTTTGTTTCGAATCGCCATTATGGCGTGAAACATTTTTATTAGAAGATCATATTGAACTAATAAAAATTTTTCGCCAAAGTGATCCAATATATCAAAAGATCTTAAATCAAATTAGGGAAGGACGTATAAAAAAGTCAACAAATGAATTGCTGTTAAATAATGTAGGTCGTAAATCAAATGAAATCACAATACAACCAACAAAATTATTTCCAACACGATATAAAGTAGATAATATAAATATCTCAGAAATGAATAAACTAGTAAGTTTAGAGCATGAATATAAAATAAAGTATCATAGTGATTTAGATATGACAACAAATGAACGAGTAAGAAGATTAGAAATAACAAAAGAACAAATTCAAACGGAACTAACATATCTAAAAAGTAACTTAAGATGTGATGAAATAATAAAATTAAAGGTGGGTGCTCAAGTAATGTGTATAGTTAATATAAAATTAGATAATGATGATATTTTATGTAATGGCGCCCAAGGAATAATAACAAAAATAAATGAAAAATGCAATCCAGTTGTGAGATATACAAATGGATATGAAATGGAAATGGCAAATCATGTTTGGCAAAGTGAAACCATTCCAGGCATAGGTGTGTCACAAGTCCCTTTAATCTTATCATGGGCTTTAACTATACATAAATCACAAGGTTCTACATTAGATATAGCAGAAATAGATGCGGGTTCAAGTATATTTGAATGTGGTCAAACATATGTTGCATTATCCCGAGTTAAAAGTCTTGAAGGGTTATATTTGACATCATTTGATATAAGTAAAATAAAAATCAATAAAAAAGTGTGGGAGTTTTATGAGGATTTACATAAATAAATGTAAATAAATAAATGTAAATAAATGTAAATCTATATATATAATAGTAGATGAAATTCAATATAATAAAAATAAATTTAGATGGAGTGTTTATTTCTAGTTATTTAATAATACTTTTAGTTATTTTATATTTTTTAATAAAATACTTTTTTTCAAATAAAATAAAACAAATTATGTTTAAACGATATTTTGAAATTAAAAATAAAGAAGCAACAAAAGAAAAACATTCTTGTGCGAATCAGTTAACATCTGATCCTAGAATATTTGGGCCAGAAATGTGGGTAACATTACATAGAATTGCTGCGAATTATCCAGAAAATCCCACATATGAGGCAAAAAGTCAATTAACATCTTTTATAAATTCTCTCCCATATATTATTCCGTGTCAGCATTGTGGTTGTCATTTTTTAGATTTTTTAGAAAAGAATAGTTTAAATAATGTAGTTACAAATAAGAAATCATTAGTTAAATTTTTTGTAGATGCCCATAATAATGTAAATTATAACAATGGTAAAAAGCAATGGTCTTTAGAAGATGCTAAAATATATGAATCACAAAATTTATGTAATGATGATAGACCTATATGGAAATTCTGTGACATTGTATAAAATGAATGTGGTTTATTATATCTGTATAAAATACATCATCATCGAAATCAGGTTATCAATTTTATTTAATAATTATATATATATGCAAGTTGGAGAGCAATATATAGATTTGCATGGTAGGAATCTTAAATATATTGGTTTGAATAATTCAAAAAACAAATATGTATTTGAGTGGATAAATT